GCGAACTGGTAGGCCGCCGCCGTGCCGGTTTTCCCGGTCCCGGTCGTGGGGGACCAGAAGTACCAAGACTCGCGGGGCGCAGCCTCCAGGCGGGCGAACACGTCGGGCAGGGACGCGCGGACCGGCGACGTGGCGAGGCGCAGGTCAATAAAGCGCTTGGGCACCTCCGCCGCGGCCCAGAGCCGGGACTGCCGCTCCGCCCGATCCGCGGCCAGCGACGCAGCCCGCTCCGTCCGCCAACGCGTCTCGCCCGTCTGTCCCTCGGCGCACCCGCAGAACCGCTGATCGATACCGCCGCCCTCCCCGCGCACGAGCTGGCCGGCGCCGGATCGGCCGCCAACCATGCGGCCAAGCTCCTCGGAAATCAGCTTAATAGCCGCTTCGGTGGATATTTCTCCACTGTAAGAGGCTTTGATTTCCGGCTTTTTGCGGCCAAACGGCCAAATCTTCATCCAGCTACCACCTTCGGCTAAAGATACCGATAATGATTGCTGGATAGCGCTACATGTTGTGGGCCCGCAACTCGGTTAATGCTAAATAGCGCTATTTAGCAAAATATCCGTCTGTTTTGAGGTGGTACTTAGATTTTGCACTGATTCTTCGTCGAAAGCTTCTGTCGAACTGGAAACCCTATTGCACTCGCCGCACAATCGCCACCGAATGACGCCATCGGCGCATTTCAGGGTGCGAATCACAGAACTTCTGCCGTCCATACCGCATTTTGGGCACTTCATCGGTCAATCTCCACGTCAACAAAGGGGTTTTTCGATATACTGCCGCCTTGGCGGGCTTCTGGATTCATCGCCATGAGCGCCACGGCGTTAAAGGTGGCCATGAGCGGGTCTATCTTTCCGGTGCCGCTGGCCTGTTTTGTGATCAAAATGGCGTTGCCCTTGGGCTCGACTCTGGCATTTCCGACACACCAAGCCATGAGCGACTGGCCTCCATGGATCAGTTTTCGGCCGCGGCCCTCATCTTGGGCGTCCGGCTTTCCGGCCAGCTTGCGCTCCGTGGTCTTTATGGCCCCCATAAGGCGCCATCCCTGTGGGATGCCCACAACTCGATCATGCTCTATCTCGCGGACCAGCACTATCTCGTCCACGATGTCACCGATTCCGGCCGGGTCCACCCCGATCCGGTCCAGTAGGCCAGCGGATTCAATCTGCTCGATGATCTCACCGATCTGCTCGATGTCCTGGCCGACCTCATCGACAATTATCAAGTCGCCGTCCTTTTCGAAGTCACGGTATTTCGACACTTCCGACTTCCGACGATCCAGGGCGATGGCCGACGCCCATGCCCGGGTCCATAAAAGCCAGTGCCCTGTGTCGATCTCGCGCCCGATAACGGCAAGCCCCAAGAGATCGTCCAGGCCGCCGCCATCAATTCCGACAACTACCACTTCGCATCGGGTCAAGATGTCGTCCAGGGTGACCGCTCCGGCCGCTTGCATCCAGAAATCGGCACCGCTCCAGCGCTTAGATTTGAGGGCGAGGCCCATTTCGACGTTTAGGTGCTTGGCAAGAAAACCTTGGACCGACTCTTCGCCGGCCTCCTGGGCCTTGAGGTGCTCACGCTTTAAAAACTCTTCATCTACCGACGCGCCCATGTTCGGGTTGGTGATGTAGAAGTTTGCCGGGTCGAGGTGGGACTTGTCTTTCAAGATCGATTCTGGAAATTCGTACAGGACTGGCAAAAACCGGTTGTCGTCTATGCGGCCGTCGCGAACCCCGCGGGCATAATCCAGCTTCTGCTTAAAGACCCCCGCCGGCGCCTCGTCGGATTGCGTCGAAAGGTATATGACGAATCCCTCCGGACGGCTGGCAAGGCCTCCGCAAGCCTCTCGCAGCATGTTTTCGGCGTTCTGGCGCTTGCCGAATAGCCAGAGTTCATCCACCAGGATGCCAGTTGCCTTCTTGCCGCCTACGGTTTCGTTGTCGGCCGCCACGATTTTGAGGGTGGCCCCGTTTCCCCGGTGGGTGATCTGCCGATAGTGCTCCTGGATGTGGAGCAGGGCCGAAAGCTCTTCGTCGGCCTTCACCATGTCGCGGGCCGGGTAAAACGAGTTGTTGGCGATCTCCACGGTGGGGGCCAGGATCAGAAATTCGGCGGAGTCGCGCCAGTTGCGAATTAGGGCGGTCAGCATGATGCCGGCCGCCAAGGTGCTTTTGCTGTTCTTTTTGGAGACGAACAGGAAAAACTCGGAGATCAGGCGCCGGCCCTCTTCCGGATCGTAAGCACCGAAGATGGCCCCCACGAAGTCAAAAACCCACTGGCGACCGATGGCGCCGAAGGTGGGCCGACCAAGGACATCGACGAGCTGCAGGGCCTTGAATACATCGAGGGCTGAGTCTGCTTCGGCCGGGAATAGCGGCGGGAGGGCGATCAGGCT